AGCCACCTTCACCTTGGTACGCGTAGGTCAGGTTGTGCCACGTGTTCGATTGGAGATCCAAGTTCACGGAGTCCAACTTTTCTTGGTCCGAAATGGAAAAGACACACGTGTTGGATACGTTCGCCTCCAAATTAGAAGAATTGAACCACATAGAGAGAGAGTGTGGGGCATCACCCGAAAGGAAGGTATTGGCCTCGAGGGTCACATTAGATTCAACATTCCCCGAAAGTTCCCAGTATTTCCCCGCACTCACGTAGGTCGTGTGCGTGTTGGAAACGGTTGGACCCACGACCCTATTGGTAAAGTCGGAGGACAATTTGGCATCCACATAGACTTGGGCCCCGGTGGTTTGGGGGGTGTTCATGATGGACGTGAAGGTGGTATCCACGGAGGTGTCACCTAGGGGTGGGTCTTCTTCGTAGCCGTAGTATTCGAGTTCTTCTACGGCTGTATATGCGTATGGTTGATTAACCGATTTTACATGTAATACGAAATAATCATAATACGCGGTTGAATTTGTGTTAAATGTAACTGTTTCAGAAACGGATGCATCGAATGAACCGAGTGACTGCCAGGTTGAATCATTTGTACTCGCATAAATGACTACATTTTTAGAATATTCTTGACCGCTAGCACCAGTTCTTTGTTTTAACACAGCGTGATCAAGTTTAATCTTTTTGGGTAACTGGATCTTAATCCAAGATCCATTTCGTTCCCCAAGTGGAGCTCCAGTGAAAGTATCAACATTTGTAGCCAAATATTCACCACCTGTTGCGGAAGTAGAATAAGTAGCCGGACTTTCACTTGAAATCCAGCCTTCTGTGCCACCATCATTACCGGCTGGGAAGATACCATTAAACGCTTCCCACGCGGGGTAAGTACCATCGCTATAAACACTACTCGAAGTCACAGTATACCCCGCTTGGACATAGGTATTAGTCGTTTCATTAGAGTCAAACTTCCCACTCTCGAAGACAATCTCCGGGTACTTCTTCAACTTGGCAGCCCCCCTCCCATGAGGTCCATGTTGGTCCATCGTCGTCTCACCACCGGTCGTGGGTTGTTGTGCCATCGAAATCTTACCCCCATCGATCGAGAAGGATTCCGCGAACAGGTCCCACTTGGCGAGGGCGACGTTCGAGGTCGATCCGTTTGATTTCGTCACCGAGAGTGCGTACTTTTTGAACTGATCAGTTGCGTTCACGATGATCGTTTGAACGTTCGAGGAGGTCACGGGGTCCACGTCACTCCAATTGACAACCTCCGTCCAAGTTAAGGAATCGTTGGTCGCATAAAGGTTCGCAGAGGCGGGGTACGATGCGACTGTTGTGGGGGGAGTCAGTTTCATGTGACGCAGCGTCGTCTTATACGGGAACTCGATGGCGAGCCATTCACCCGAACTCGTCACACCCGTTTGAAAATAGCTTCCCGTGAAAAGGTTCGAAGTGCCTCCGTACGTACCACCACCTGCCGTGTACGTCTCTGGGGAGGTCCATTCCACAGCCGCCCCATCGAAAGCGTTCCACGTGTTTGAATCCGCGAGAAGTCCCGAAGTGGTCAACGTGTATGTCCCATGTTTCGCCACCGTAGTCGTGTTCGCAGTCAGGGCTGAGGGGGGCTGGACCGAAACGACCGCGAGCTTATTCGCGAAAAGTCCCCCAGAATCCATGAGTTCCCCGGTTGTTTTGTCATACGTGACGAGGTTCGCCGCGAGATCTGCGACCCGAAGATCATCCACGAAGACATTGGATGCAAACTTAAGTCGGTCCCCGACCTCAACGTTCGCAGAGGTAATCACAGTCTGTGCAGTGACATTCCCACCCGCGGTGATGTTGGACGAGGCGGAGAGACCCGTGGTCGCGTTGGTGAGGGAAATGGTATCCCCAGTCACACTTCCCTGAGCAGTCACGTGGTTGAGACCGTATGCGGAGGTGACAGAGAGACTTCCAAGGGTCATGGTATTCGCCACGACGTTCCCTTCCACGGTCAAAACGTTCGAGGAGTAAACATTCACGAAAAGATTGGAACCTACACCGAACTGAAACTCCCCGGTAGGGTTGACGTTCGAAACGCTGATCCCAACATCCTTGTGAGTGACGAGACCCGTGTTAGACGTGACGTCCGCACCAGAAATGAGTTGCAAAGTGTTCGAGACTGTATTTCCTTGATCCACAATCTGATCGATCGTCGTCGCGATATTGGACAAAAGACCACCATCACCGATGAATGTATTCGCCCCCACGGAACCGATGATGGTCAAAACGTTCGATGCGTGGGTATTCACAAAAATATTGGACCCGATCGAGAGTTGATACTCCCCGGTAGGGTTCGTGTTAGAGACGCTGATACCGACGTTCGCATACGTCACGATCGCGGTATTCGCGATTGGATCTTGTCCAGAAATGAAGACGACTGTATTGGAAACACTATTTCCGTTGGGGTTGGAGATGATATCATCGAGGGTCGTGGCGATATTCGAAAGAAAGCCACCGTCACCGATGAAATATTCCGCTGCGACGTTTCCCGCTATGGTCAACACGTTCGCCGCCAGGTCGTTCGCGAACAGATTCGACCCCACCTGTAAGTTACTCAAAACGTGGACATCCCCCCCAAATTCTTGGAGATTCGTCCGTACCATTTATTAGTACCGGAGAAAATCTTATACACCTTTTTTCGTCTATAAGATTTTTGATTCATTTAAGGTGGTGATCTAGTACGCGAATGTAATCTCACTCGACGAGTTTTTATCTATGGATGTCACCCGTCCATCTGGGTTTGCGGACGTGTACTCCACGAAAATGTGATACTCCCCGTTGGTATCGAATTGAAGGGCGGGTCGTATCGCCACCCTGTTTCCTGTGGTAATCACCACCGCGTCCCATGGGTTCGTATTGTCTGGATCTCCAAAAATATTTTTGGTACCCACGTAAATGTTTTTCGTAGGTGTCACCCCATCCTTAGAACCTCCAGAAACGTCGAGAATCATCGTACTCAACTCTTCGTTTCCATCGACCAATTGTGCCGAAATCTTAGAGTAAAAGATATTAGATGTGAAGTTGACGTTAATGTAAGGTTGTGCAGAAGCTGTGATCGTTCCAGAATACGAGTAGGTCTTTTTCGCAACCTGATCCTTGTTCACGACCAGACCACTCGCCACCGTGACGACGTCGCTCACGTAGGCGTTCCCCACGACATGAAGGTTCGCAGCTGGTGCGCGAGTCGAAATACCCACCTTTCCATCTGTCACGAGTGACGTGTCCCCATTTTCAAAAATGACCGTGTTTGAAGTGGTATTTCCATTATCTGTAATCTGTTGGAATGAAGAGGCGATGTTTTCGAGGAACGACCCATCACCGATGAACCGAGTCGCATAGATGTTCCCGGTCACGTGTACGACATTCGATCCAGCATCTTCCACGTAGAGATTCGAACCGACACTCAGATCGTGGCCTGGTGCTGTGTTGGCGACACCCACGTTCCCGAAAGTGATCAAAGATGTTCCCGTGTTTTGGAACTCGACGGTATTTGTCGTTTCGTTACCGTTATCTGTGATTTGTTGGAATGAAGAGGCGATATTTTCCAAGAATGAACCGTCACCTATGAACCGAGTCGCGTAAATGTTCCCAGTCGCGTGAATCACGTTGGATCCCGTATCTTCTATGTAGACGTTCGAACCGATACTCAGATCATGATTCGGTGCGGTATTCGAGATGCCGACGTTCCCTTCCGTCACGAACGATGTGAATGTATTCGTGAATTGGATGGTATTAGACATAGTATTTCCGTTATTGGCGACATCCTCGAGGGTCGTCACGAGACCGGTCAATTTAGACCCGTCACCGTGGAATTGGAACGCATGTACGTTCCCAACAACCCCCATACCGCCCGCGATGGTCACAGCACCAGTAACATTCGAAAACGCTTCGGTCGTATTCTCCACGTGGACATTTCCACCAACCTGGAGCTTCGCATTTGGTGTTAGGGTTCCCACACCCACTCGATCGGTGGTTGAATCGACGTAGAGGGTTCCCGAATCAACCGTGAGATCATCCGTGATGACCACATCACCCACGACATCGAGAGCTACCGTGGGGACTGCCTTGTTGATACCCACTTGGTTCGTTCCAGAAGCCACGATGAGTGTATCTGTATCCACCGTGAAATCACCCGAGAGAACGGCGCTCGAGGCGGTGAGTTCCCCACCGAGCTGCGCACCACCCGCGACCACGAGTGCATTCGTAGCCTGGGATGAAATGTACGCGTTACCGTTCACATCCAGTGAAGCGGAAGGCGTCGCCTCGTTGATACCTACCCGTGAAGTACTCACGTCCACGAAAAGGTTCGAGGCGGCACCGACGGTGAGATCGTTCGCGAGGCTCGTCGCCCCCGTAACATCGAGGGTTTCTAGAACATCCAAATTGTGGCGAACTTGTGCGTTTCCGTACAAGTCTATGAGCATGAGATGTGTTTCATCTTCGTAATGAAGAATGTGATCATCAGTAAATGTATTTTGTGTGTAGCTGATCGAAAAGCGGTGATCGACTGCGTGGTAAATGAGTGCGACGTTCGCGTACTCTAAGCCACCACCCAAATCTTCTTGGTGTTCGATCATGAACCCACTATCTAACTCTGTCGCACTGTTGTTGGCGGCGACACCGAAAATACGATCCGAAATGGTCACGGATTCGGAATTGAGAATGGTCGTGTTACCACTCAGAGTAAGGTTACCCAAGAATTCAGCTTCGGCGGCGGATACGACATATGTACCCCCGGGTGTGAAATAAATGGGTGACTTTTCGAGGTATCCATCAAGACCCACCATGGGAACGTGCTTGTTCGTACTATCGATGAGACCGACGACTGAGATGTTGGAACCCACTTCGACGTTGGCGACGGTCACGAGACCGGTCGTCACGTTATTAAACTCCATAACATTCGAGACTGTGTTTCCAGCCGCGGAAACTTGTTCGAACGTTTGGAGTTTTGTGAGGAGGTTAGATGGGACGATCTTTTTCATATCATTATTAGAATCATTCGCGTATACATAATTTGGTGTAGTCGCGACAATTGGGGCATTGGGAATATCATTCGAACGACCCACACCAGTGACGAATATGATACCTTGTGACGGATGAGCTTTCACGACAATACCGACATTTTGTATCAGATCGGTTAAACCATATGGTTTAACATTCGATATTTCACCAAGATTTACATTGCTTACATACACGGTTTCACCTTCAATAAAATCAGCCGGAATTCCATCCGAACGACCAAAGGATACACACGTACCTTGTTCATTTATCGCCAAATCATTCTGTAAAATACCGATAGCAGGCATACGATTCGGGTCTGAAGCGTCTGCCAAACGCACGTTGAATACATCATTACCGGTTGCTCCAATCGCATGAACAACATCACCTTTTGACATGGGTGATCCATTTGTATTTTTTACACGTACGACTGTATGGTCTAAATAATCATTTACCCAAGTACTACTTGCTGTGTCGTATGCGATTACTTGTGAGTCTGATGCACCCGCAATTTCAATATTATTGAGTTGTCCCAAATTTACCCCAACATTCGAGGTGAGATCGGTCGTCAAAGCTGTCGTGGGGTGGTTGAGTCGCAAAGTTCCGTCTATATCCATGGTTGATGAAACATAGGCGTTGCCCGAAACGTGAAGATTGGCACTGGGAGTCAGTGTTTCAATTCCTACTGAGTGCTTCAACGCATCTACGTGGAGAGTATTCGTATCGACCGTGAGATTTGAAGAAATATATGTGTTACCGACAACATGGAGGTTGGCATTTGGTGTCAGTGTTTCAATTCCCACCGAGTGTTTCACCGCATCCACATGTAAGGTATTCGTATCCACGGTGAGATTAGAAGAAACATATGTATTACCCACGACATGGAGGTTGGCATTTGGTGTCAATGTCCCAACTCCAACGGAGTTGTACTCCGCGTTCACGTGGAACGTATCGGTATCCACCGTGAGATTCGAAGAGACGTAGACGTTGCCGACCACATGGAGGTTGGCGTTAGGGTTCTTGGTCTCGACACCGACCATGTGTTTCACCGCATCCACGTGGAATGTATCGGTATCCACTGTCAAGTTTGAAGAAACGTAGGCGTTTCCAACCACATGAAGTTTCGCATCTGGAACTTTCGTCCCGAGACCGACGGATTGTGTTCCCGCCTCGACGTGAAGTGCATTCGTAGCCACGGTCAAGTCATCCGAGACGTAGACGTTGCCCACCACATGGAGGTTGGCGTTGGGTGTCTTTGTCTCTACTCCAACACTATGGGTCACCGAGTCCACGTGGAACGTATCTGTATCGACGGTTAAATTAGACGACACATACGTGTTACCTACCACATGGAGGTTAGCGTTAGGGTTCTTGGTCTCAATACCGACGGAGTGTACCGATGGATTCACGTGGAACGTGTCACCGTCGACGGTGAAATCACTCGAAACGTAGGCGTTTCCGACGACGTGAAAGTTTGCATCGGGATCCACAGTACGAATACCCACGGAATCTGTGAGTGAGTCTATGTGAAACGTGTTATAATCAACGGTAAAATTAGAAAAGATGTAGGCATTACCCATGACATGGAGATTGGCATGAGGTTCCTTCGTCGATATACCCACACGATTCGTGACAGAATCCACGTGGAACGTTGACTCATCCACCGTGAGATTTGAAGAGATGTACGTGTTGCCCACCACGTGGAGGTTCGCATTCGGATTCAGCGTCCCGACACCCACGGAATCTCTCACCGCGTCCACGTGAAGCGCATCCGTAGCGACGGTCAAATCTTCTGACACGTATGTATTACCCACGACATGGAGGTTGGCATTAGGGTTCACCGTCCCAACACCGACGGAATCGGTCGCAGCGTCCACGTGGAACGTGTCGGTGGCGATGGTCAGGTCATCTGACACGTAGACATTCCCCACCACGTGGAGTTTCGCATCAGGCTCCTTTGTCCCAAGTCCTATAGACTTACCCACCGCGTCCACGTGTAACGTATCCGTATCGACCGTAAGATTTGAAGACACATACACATTACCCACCACATGAAGGTTCGCGTTAGGGTTTACTGTCCCGACTCCAACAGAGTCGTACTCCGCATCCACATGGAAGGTATCAGTGGCGACAGTGACATCCTCAGAAACATAGACGTTGCCCACCACATGAAGGTTAGCATCCGGCGACTTCGTCTCGACTCCGACACTATGTGTCGTCGCGTCCACATGGAACGTATCTTCGTCTACCGTCAAATTACTCGACACATAGACGTTACCAACGACGTGGAGGTTGGCATCTGGCTCCTTGGTCCCAAGTCCTATGGACTTGTTCCCCGCGTCCACATGGAACGTGTCCTCATCAACAGTGAGATTCGAAGAAACGTACACGTTCCCCACCACGTGGAGATTGGCGTCGGGGGACTTGGTCTCGACTCCAACACTATGTGTTGTCGTGTCCACATGAAACGTATCTTCATCAACAGTTAGATTCGAAGAAACATAAACATTACCAACAACGTGTAAATTGGCATCGGGTTCCTTCGTTTCAATTCCCACAGAGTGTGTCGTCGCATCGACATGGAAGGTATCCTCATCGACCGTTAAATTACTCGACACATAGACGTTGCCCACCACATGAAGTTCTGCGTCTGGATCCGTTTCTTTGATTCCCACCTTGTTCCCGATAGAAAGAATATCTGTCGTATGGGTATTTCCAGTGACGTACAAAACATTAGAACCGAATTCATCTACGAATAGATTAGAACCCACATCGAGAGTATGTGTGGGTGTGGTGTTCAGAATACCCACGTTGGATTCTGTGAGGACTCGACCGTACACGTGTACATCGAGAGTCTCATCCACCTTTGGAATTATCGTAGACCCATCAGCACTACTCGTCGTGTAGGTCAACACGAGTTCATCCGTTCCTTCTCGGAATCCCATGGCGACGTTAGACGCCGGGCGATCCATGATAAAACCGAGATCCGAGGAGAGGTTTCCCTTTCCAATCTCTACGATGGCATCTTTGATCGTGGTGTTCACCGTATCGAGTGTCGTGATCGTGCCGTTCACATCCAGATTACCATCCACCATTAAATTGTCTTGAATATATGCGTTTCCTAAAACTGTGAGAAGGTTTGAACCTTCTATGTCTACATTAAATGTCGAACCCACGTCGAGTGTGTGGATGGGTGATCCATTCGCTACACCAACATTGGAGAGTGTCGTGACGGAAGTGAATGTGTTATTGAAAGAAACTGTGTTTCCGGTGACGTTACCATTAATCACAGCAGCTTCGAATGTGAAATTGAGAATATCTTCAGCGACAGCCCCCGAGTCCATCACCTCTTTCGTGATTTGGTTGTACGCTAATACAGTAATATTTCTATCGGTCAGATCCGTACGTTGCCGTAAGGGTGTCATGTACACCGAATCTGAAAATGGTACCTCAATTTGTGTATCACTTGCGTTGAACACGATCGTATTTTCCGCCTGGTCGTCGGTACAGTTCCGACCGAACCTAATCTTGGTTGAACGTTCCACCGTCGGTAAGTTCTTGACCATTTAATATAGAATGGCATTTTAATTTGCATAGAGGAGACCGGCCATACCGTTCTCGATACGTAAGATGTTGTAGTTGACCGCGTATATAGGGTCGTTGATGGGCATGGTTTCACTCATGATCTTGGCTGAAGAAAGGCGACTGAAATTCAGTGTACCCGTAGGTTGGAGGGAACTCGTGGAGAGACAGAATGGATACAGAAAGAAGTCGGGAGACGTCACGAAGTTTGTGTGATAGTAACTCGCGACATCGATGAAGTGTGGCTTTCCCCATTTGTAATTACTCACATCGAGACCGTTAATGTTTAATTTAACCTTGTTTGTTGTCGACGTGAGTGCACCGTCTGTGGTCGTGTCTGAAGATGCGAGATACTTCACCGGATGATTGAAGGTCAAATCCTGAACGATAGTACCCGAGGCGATGTTTTTCTGAACTTGTGTGATCAGGAGATCATGTTTGCGCGAGGCGATTTGTCCGCGCTCTTCATTATCTAAATAGTAATAATTGGCGAAACATTCGACGTTGTAATTGGATGCCGTGGTTGCCCAGTGAATGCGAATCTCCACGTTGTGGTAATTAAGCGCGACGAGTGGAAGGGCGCACTGAGGGCCTTCACAGAAGAAGAAGCGCAGGGGGTAAAAAAAGGACCTCGCACTCACACCTGGATGTGTTCCGTTCGCACTCTTGGATACATTTTGGGCGTACGTATCGATAGCAATCTTCTCTGTGAAAATGGCATCTTGACTATCCACGAGAGACCCTCCAATATAGAGTTCCACCTTATCGATGATCGTGTCCCAACGTTGAATATCAAGTGCTTGGGTGGTATCATCAATCGTGAAATAGACATACCCCAAAAGATCACCGGAACGTTCGAATTGAATGCTGCTCATAGAATTGTTTTTCACAGGTCCATGGATGGTTTGTTTTTCGATGGACTGTGAAAAATTAGCATGTCTTTTGAATGTTGAACTAAAGAACGATATCTCTGGGTTACCCACGATGTATTCATCCTGAGCCCCGATAGCGATCAATTGAACAATACCAGCGGACATGGTATACTAATTTAAGGGGAGAAAAATTACGAGACTATTCGTCGGCGGGTGATGAAACTCAAAATAATACTATTAATCTCATTATCACTATCTGGTTCAATGGTATTACCATCTATACCGTAAATTTTAATGGTTAAGGTACTGAGATTTTGGAGGGGGGATAAATACTGACTCACAATTGGGTATTCATTCAGGAATGTATGGTGATAGTCATCTTGACCCTTTGGAATTGCATTTGTAACCATAGTCGCGAAGACCCCACTCACGTTACTTAATGCGCCATTTTGACCAGTGGAAACATTTGAGGTTCTTTGATTTAAAATTGGAGCAGTTTCAAGTTCCTCTATAGACACATACACATGACGATTCGTCTGCTTTGTATTGATATGTGTAGCTAAAAGTTTAGCCTGCACGACACCATTTAGGGGTGTCATAAGGTGGGCTGTAAAAGTATTATTACTCTCCTGACCGATCGAATCTACCGTGATGATACTATACTCGTAGTTTAGATCGGGGACTGTATGGTTTGCGGTATAGAATGACATATAGTATTAACTTAGATAATCATCTAATAGTTTTTGTTTTATATTCTCAAAAGTCTCTTTATCAATTTCTCTAGCCTCGAGTAAAGTCCTTAGTTCCTGTATCTTCTCAGATAAACTACCACCATCTTTAATTGGTATACGGGGGGCGTCGGGGTTAAACCCCCTGACACCCTGTGCGGTCACTTCACATTTAAGACGAATAACTATAAAATTGTTTCCAGAGGCTATAACTGGATTTGTGAGAGTTTGACCACGTTGGTCATAAATCTTTACTCTAAAACGATCGATACTTCCGATTGGAAAGGTGTAATGTGATTCAACTGGATATTCATCCTTGAATAAAATAACAGAATCATTCCCACTTGGATTCAGGGATACTGAATCAGATACAAGACTCGCGAATGAATTTCTAATTTGGGTCATACCTGGTTGTCCTTCATATATATTTGAGGTACGCTCCATGAATTTAGAATCCAATTCCTCTATGGAGATATAACAATGCTCCGTTATTTCAGTAGTTTTGACATGGGCGGCAATAAGTTTTGCCTCAACAATATTACGAATGGGTTGCGTGAGATAACATGTAAATGCATTAGCACTGACCTGACCAACGGTATCTAGAGTCACGGTGTGATACTCGTATTTCATCGTGGTGAGGTCAGGTATCGAGAGATTCGCTGTATCCATTTCTATTAGCTTAGATAATTACAAATTGGGTTTTCTACAGACGAATCGAAGAACTAAAAAGTTTTTATCACTCGCACCTGCACGTTCGATGGTTTCGCCATCTTGGTTGCGGATGGTCACAGTGAGACGGTCTAGACGACGGATGGGATCGATGTATTGGGTAGCGATTGGATATTCATCCTTAAAGTTTATAACCGCACCAGGAGTACCAGTGGTCGACAGACTCACAAAAGAACCCCTAATCATACTCAAAGAGGCTTGACCATCGTACACATTCGATGCGCGGTCAGAAAAGATGGAGTCTAACTCTTTTATGGACACATAACAGTGTTCGGTGTTCGCTGTGGTATTGATACGAGCAGCGATAAGTCTCGCTTGAACAACATTCTTCAGTGGCTGACTCAGAAAACATGTGAAGGTATTAGCACTGTCTTGACCGATGGAATCAATCGTCAGAGTGTGATACTCATAGTTGAGATCCGGAATAGTCTCAGCCGGAGAAGTGATGAGAGCCATATATAGTTACCTTAGATTAAAGATCCACCGATTCCCTCCGAAATCTCATAGCCCGCGAGGTCCGACACGAGTTCTTGGGCACCACAGAGACCACCGGGGGTGAGAGCCTTGGTGTACGCGCTACCATCCTTGCGACCGGGGGTGCACTCCACCTTATTCTCAAGGTTGAAGATGGACTCTTCACGGACGGGGTTGATCTTGATCGGCCTGGGCTGGTAAGATTCACGGGTGGAGATCAGAAGGAAGATGATACCGAACAGCACACTGATCATCGTGAGGGCATTACGATTCGCCTTATTGAACTTGAACATTTACTATGTACAGACATTTTTTATAAAGCGCGTTAAAGATATTTTTTTAGTTTCCAATTAGAGAGTAGATGGACGAAGAAATCGTACTCGAACGTGGAAACACCACCGTGATGAAATTAGACGCTGACGAGCAGGCGCTCATGGATGAGATTCAGATTTCCATGCCTCGTCCCAAACCCGTGCCACGACCCAGTCAGTCCATGCACCGACCACCCCCTCAGCAGCACCAAGAAGCGATGGATGCTTTTGTGAATCCCAATAAGCAGTCCGCGCCTCAGCAGCCCATTCAAGACGAGGCGGAGGTTGACTACGGGGAAGACTTTTACGATGATGAGCCTATGGGCCCGGGTCCGAGTATGCAGGAAGAGCAACCCTCCAAGGGGTACACCTCTATTGATGAGGAAAAGGCGGATCTCATCAACAAACTTGGGCGTCTGGAGAAGAAGGGATTCGCGGTGAACAAGAGACTCAACGCGTACTCAAACGTAGATGAGCTTCGTTCGGAGGTGAAGCGTATCACCTATAGCATCGACGTGGAACAATCCGTACGCTTTTCGAGGCGTATGCTCGTCGCCTGTGTGACTGGCCTGGAGTTCCTTAATAAGAGGTACAATCCCTTTGAGATTCAGCTCGAGGGTTGGTCCGAGTCTGTTATGGAGAATGTTGATGATTATGATGGTGTGTTTGAGGAACTCTATGTGAAGTATCGCTCGAAGGTGAACGTCGCCCCAGAGGTCAAGCTGATTATGATGTTGGGTGGATCTGCGATGATGTTCCACCTTACCAATTCTATGTTCAAATCGGTGATGCCAAACATGAATGATGTCATGAAGCAAAACCCAGATCTCGTGAAGAACATGATGGCGGCGGTTCAGAACACGACCCGAAACCCCGGTGAACCCGCGACGGATGCCCCCGTGGGTGGAACGGGTAACTATGAGATGCAAGGACCCGGTGTGGACATCTCCAGCCTCATGGGTGGGATCATGATGCCTCCACCCCCCCCTATGAACACCACGATGGCACCTCCCCAAGAGAGTGACGATGACCTCTCTGATATTGTTTCCATCTCCGGTGACTCGACCGGCGGAGAGTTGAGGGAGGTTAATGTTGAGAATTCGAAACCCAAACGAACCAGGCGAAAAAAGAAGACTGAAATTAATCTCTAAATATATATAAATGATAGCGTATTGTCCGCTGGAGGATTTGGATCCTCCTGTCCGACAGGAGAAAAAGCCTGTCGTAGAACCCACTGCTAAGCCTCAGATTGGGTACGAAGAGACTGAATTGAATTACGTCATCATGGCTTTTATCATCAGCGTCATTTTACTCGCTGTTTCGGATTCCATGAGGGCATAAATGTACTGTATCTACCGCGGGGACACCCCCCGTAGTAAATATTTAGTAACTGAACGTTTGAACGACTTCTCCATCGAAGATATCAACACCGCTCGTATTTCTGTTAAGTATTGAAATAAGTTTTCCACCTCGTGAACTTATCAATTCTACGTGTATGTCATACGAGTATTCACGAGTACCACCTGTGAGTGGGGTCATGATGATACCTTTCGTACCGACAGATAGGTTAGGATTCCATGGGTAATCGTTATCCCCACCAAATACATTTTTCGTCCCCACCGTGATGGGTTCATCCAGGCCACTCGTCGACCCATCGTGTGTACCACCTTGGACTTCGAGAACCATCGTGTTCATGTCACGAACTGTAGATCCATCTATCCTTCGTAAGATGGCGACAATTTTCGCGTAGAAGGATGCATCTCCAAACCGTAACTGAATATCTTTCGCCTTTGTCGTATCGAGAGTGAATGATTTTGAATACTTTTTATACGCCACTTCGTTTGATCCTGAGATGAACCCACCGCCCACATGAAGGGCTGTGTTCGCATCTGCGCCACCTAAATCAACGGCGACTTGGTTACCCAGATCAATCTTACCATCAATCTCAAGATTACCGGTGACTTCGAGATTACTGTTGATGATCATCTCACCCGAAGATGGATTCACAAAGACGTTCCCTGTTGGGGTCGCGAGGATGTTTGATGTACCCCCAGTCGTCTTTAATTCGAGAATCACATTACTCGCTGTGGTGGTCTCTACCCGAGCGACACCATCATACACATGAAACTTTGTGGCGGGTACGGATGTTCCGACACCGACATTACTGGTATGCATCACGTGTAAACCGTCCACATCGACCGTGTTGTTCGTACCACCCACGACGATACCATGAATAGATCCGAGTTGATCATATCCTCGTATGTACCCTCCATAGCCATCGTTCGTATTCAGAGAAATACCAGTCTTTTTGTTTATCCCAGGACTTTCGAGTTTGAGGACGTCAATATCCGCCGTAACACCCGAATAGATGTGCACATTCGTTGATGGCACACTCGTTCCGAAACCCACGAGACCTTCGGATGTGAAGCGAAGATACTCTGCGTCGTTTTGTTTAAACACTATGGGAGACGTGTCTAAACTATCGATCGTGTTAATAAGACCACCGGATGTGAAAATATCCAATTTACCGAATTTGATTTTCTGTGTTTCACCAAACTCTAAACCACCGTTTACGAATAAGGTTGTACCCGCTTCTAAAGCCGCCTCACGTGTCGGGTTTGGATCGCCCATCAGGATTTTACCGTTATTACTGATCAACATGGCTCTGGACAGGGATGAACTGTTTTCGATCGCATCTTCTACGAGTGATCCACTGATCGGTGTATTTGTTGAATATACTTGAAACAAATGATCCGCCGCTATATGACGAATCCTATCGGGACCCGCACCGGAAGTTGAATCCGTACCCTTGAATAATAAAAGTTCTGAAATACCGTTATCAGAATCGTATAATCGCTCTCGAATGAAGGCATTACCAAATTCGTCGTTGAGCACACCACCAAACATGAGTTGGTTACCGATGACAACATTACCGTTGACTTCGAGTTTACCTCGGGGTGTATCTGTACCTATACCCACATCAAACGTGAGGCCGTTTATATACACCGCAGTTGACGCAACGTTGGATACAGCATCAACGTTGGAAGTGATCCTATAGTCACCGGTCGATCCAGTCACACCAGTCGTCCAACCACGAGGATCATCATCACCATCCGTTTGAATGAATGAGATGAACGTATTTCCATCGAGTGTATCTGACTGCGCTGCCAAGATGGCATCTCCCGCACCTGTCTCACCGTGATTATGTACCATGAGACTGTTCGTTCGAGCATTTCCTATACCAGTACTCACAACCTCGAGGAACGCTTCGGGTTGTGTCGAACCGATACCCACGCGACCATCGGCTTGAAACGTCATGATATCCACTTCATCCGCGTAGTTTGCATCCGCGAGATACAGATCCAATTTTGTTTTTGATGTCGTTCCTCCAAACTGATACTTACCTAATTTAAAAGTGGCCCGCACCGCTTTACTTCCAGTGGCATTTCGCGACAAATCCAAAACGGCTTTATCGTCCGTGACACTCGTGACACCACTCGTGTTTGTCACGACGAGGGGTGTGGTTAAATGGTTGTGACCATCTGCTATCGGTGTGTTCACGAATACAGTTCCACCAGATGTATGAAGACGACCCTGGGGAGTCGTCACTCCGATACCCACGTTGCTCGTCTCGAGGATCGTCATCTTGGCTGGACCCATCGTATCTGTGGTACTCGCGTAGAAGTTGAGACCCTTACCGGTACCCACACGTGATTCAATCTTTGTTTGTGTTCCACTCGCATCAGAATAGGCCTTCATGTAATTCGTGGCGCTTCCCATCGTGAATGCGTTGCTTCCTATCACACGAACAGTACCACCCACCGTGAGTTTGTCCGTAGGAGAGGTATTCGCGATACCCACGTTTCCTTCGGAAGATATGCGCATGCGTTCAGTTTTCTTTGTCATGAATTGAATCATTTGGAACTCTGGATTCGTTCGCGCACCGAATATGTTGACGAGTGACGTGTTCGACGCCACAGGTCCAGAGACGATAGTCACAGCGTTGGACGCTGTATCAGGTCCACCCGTATCTGCGTGGATGAGGACGTTCGCCACAGAGGTGATACCCGAATCACCTTCAACTTCGATGAAATCCTGGACACGAATAGATTCTGTGATGAGACGAGATGTCACGGTGTTTCCGTTGATTGTCAACGCGTTTCCACTAAAGGTATTCACGAACATGACGTCACCGATTGACAGAGTGTCCACAGGTGAAGAGTTTGCGATACCCGCTGGGAGTGCACCGGTGGTTCGGAGACCATCGGATTGTATGATGGAGTTCACCACCACGGGGATGGGGGCATCGGCGTCCATGGTAATGAGATCACCAACCCTCAGACCGTTGTCACCGATACGTAAACCTTCAAAGTATCCGTACCCATTCGCATACAGAAGGTTGGACGTACCCGCAGTATCGTCCACATAAAGATTTGATCCTACCGCGAGTGTGTGCATAGGTGAAGCATTCGCTATACCTGCGCTGTTTTGCGTATAAAACTCACCAAAGATGTGAAGGTTTGTCGTATTGGACGTATCGAGAGTAAACGTCTGCGTCTCCGGTCCACCAAAAGTTCTCGATAGTTTAAACGTATCATCGTTTTGTGTGTACCCGAGGAAGATATTGGAGGCACCTGGTTCATCCACCATGAGCACCGCCGTATCGTATGCACCGTTATTACCAGTACCCATCTGAATGACAGCATTCGACACCACGAGGTTATTCACACTCGTGTATGCGGGAATCTCTGTGATGGCCAAGTTACCGGTAATGTCCACGTCACCAAAAATCCGAAGAAAGCCATCTTGGACGACCACGTTACCGTTTTTGAAAACAGCCACGTTCGCATCCGTGCCAGCCGTGACTTCAGAACCCACGACGAGTTGCGTTCCAACAGTCAGGTTCGAAGAGAATGTATTTCCTGTCACCTTCACAACGTTTGAAGCTCCACTCTCCACCAAAAACTTGTCGTTCGTAGTCTTAATCGTACTCGAAGCGAATAAGTTTGTCGTCGCCACGTTGCCACGGACAGTCACCAGATTTTGAACATTTCGGTTCACGACGAAACTATCAGTTCCCACCTGAAATTCGTTAATGGGATTGTCTGTTCCGATACCAACCTGTGTAGCCGTCATACGAAATACATTTGTCGTACCCGCGAACTGTACAGTCTCGGCGATTGCCACGAGTTCACCCGTGATGTTCAGATTCGAGACTGTAATTTCATCCGCCGTAATCTCACCAGCATCAATACTCGCGAGACCCGTCAATATATCGGTCTCTCTGGGTGTTGCATCCAGACTGGTCACGAAAATCTGACCAGCTTTTACGAGCTTACCCATTTATACATTAGTTGCCGAATAAAATTCCGGCGAGACCATCCTTGATGCGAAGGACGTTATAGTTTACTGCGTACACGTACACGGGTTGATTCGCTGGTCGTAGTTCACCCTTTTCGACACCCCTGAGTATCAGTTTGGCATTATCGATACGACTGAAGTTACACGTACCAGATGGATTATAGTCGGATGCATTCAGACAAAAGTGGTACACGAAGTATCGTGTGTAGACACCGGTGTGCGTATCTACGTCGAACTCTGTTTGGCCATATGACGATTTGTAATAGTTTTGGACCGTGTGAAAATAGGTGGCACTCATGTTTTCGAGTAGAGGTGTACCGTTCACATACATATCAGCCGTTAGAAACGAAAAACGATCCTGAGCAAAGTTGGGACTCGAAGTTCCGTACCCAAAAAAGATGGACTTGACGGGATGATTAAAAATGGAAATGTCCAGGTCGTTGTATCCACCCGATTGACTCGTGTTATCCGAGACACTCTCGAGGGGATACTCAACACGTTGTGTCTGTGTGATGACAAAATCGATGGTTCGTTTCACGAGAGACTCTCGTTCTTCTTTATCCAGGTAAAGATAGTTGCCATACATTTTGGCTCGTTTTTCATTTTCTGATAGTGTGGCGAGGGTAGCCTCGTCAAAGGTAATCTTGAGTTCAACCTGATGATTCTGAAGTGCGACCAAAGGTAAAAATGCCTTGTGGTCACAAAAGAAAAAGTGAAGGGGGACAAATGTTTGATTCGACGTAGACGCTTTATTATTAAGTTCTTGGGACTTGTTGTACGTATCCGCCAAATAGTTTGGCCAAATCTCACTGTAATAATCGTAATGCTGAGAATCTATCTTTTGACCACCTATAAAGAGATCGATGGTCGAGTTGTAAAAAAGATTCGATGCGATGTTCGTGTTACTCGTGTCACCAGATTCGAACCAAATACCGTTGATGACGTCACCCAAAACTGGAATAGTGATGGACGTGTCATTCGAATCGATCGTCTTTATAAACTTTGGGGCTTGAGAAAAGTTTGTGTGTCTCGTAAACTTCATACGAAAGAATGAATGCCCCTCGTCGCTCGTGAGATACACGTCTTGAACACCCTTGGAGACGAGTTGTATTAATGCACCAGACATTTAATAGATGTTTAGATTATAAAAACAAACATCTTCCCTGAGGGAAGTCGCTCTTCTTTTCCTCGACGTGTTTGCCATGAATCTTGAATCCACCTTGACGGTACACTTTCATTCTCTTGTAATACATGGCCGTGAAAACTGACCAGGGGTCGTGGACATCGTAAATGTGTGGTTCATTCTTTTTACCTTTCGTCTCTCTCATGATACGCCCAATACTTTGTGTGATGTCCGACTTAGGTGATGCCAAAATAACTGTATCGAGCGTGGGAATGTCGAGTCCTTCATGGGCTTGACTGAACGTGGCAAAGATGATTTTCTTCTTTGAAGATTCCTGGAGTGCCGCCTCCTTCATGCCACCCATGTAGAGTCCCGAAGTTTTTGGAAAACACTGATGAAGAAACTCACAGTGATGTCTACGGTCACTGAGGACCAGAAGTTGTCTCGTACCCGCTGAAGCTTTTTTCACGAGTTCAACTAACATTTGGTTTCGACGACGATCTTCGACGAGTTCTGTGATCATGTTGGGCATCGAGATTTTTCCATTTCTCATGGAGGGTGGAGGATTCCTATAATTGGGTGAATCGAATGTCACTGGAAAGACTTCAACCTGTCCCTGATTTTTACGTTCAACCGCAAAAAATGTGGGTCCCATGAACCAATGAAGAACTTTCGTGAGTCCATCTTTGCGTTCGGGTGTTGCCGAAAGTCCAAAGATATGTTTTGGGCACATTTTGAAAAGGGACTGGGAAAACACTTTGGCACATATATGATGGGCTTCATCAACAATCAACGTCCCGATACTTTCAAAGTCTGTGAATGAATACTCTTTGAGGGAAAGAGATTGGAGCATCGCTATGACAAAGTCACATTCGACTTCCTTTTTGTTCTGTTGGACGACACCTATCGTCGCACCGGGGCAAAACTGTTGAATGCGTTCCCGCCACTGGTCCGCCAAAAACTGTTTGTGAACGATGATCATGGTCCTGTATCCCAACTTACACGCTATGGCCAAGGATACCGTCGTCTTGCCGTAGCCGCATGGTAGAGAAAGGACACCATGGCCTGCTTTAAGTGCCGCTGCCAGTGCTTCGTTTTGATGGGTGGTGTCACGGAGCTGTCCAGCGAATTTGGTTCGGATACGAGTGGGTTCTGGCCGACGATCCTCTTTGGGCTCTCCCATCTTATCAGTTCCATAGAATCTTGGAACGCAGACTCCGTTCTTAGATGGTCTAAAAACTTTGAAAGGTGGTGGAGGAAATCCAAAGTCCCCATTGACGATAGGTCTTACGGTAAGTTCTTTTTTAATTTCCTGGATTGGTCCCTCAGTCACTAAGTATCCAGTTCGAGTGAGCATACTTATTTAAAGATGATAAACTTTAAATATGTACAAGATGCCTATCGTAGACGTTGATGAAAATATTAAGAAGCTTCGTATGAACATCGAGCAGCTGACCCAGGAAGTCTTCAGGCTTCAAGGTATGCTCTCCACATTTGAGGGTTTCAAGAAGGGTGGTCTCACTCAGATCGATCTTCCCCGGGATCCCACTCAGGAGGTTGAGGAGGTTGAGAGTATCCAAGAGAAGCCCGAGTAATTTCCTACATTCCAATACCCTTTGAAGTCCACCTCGACTTCCACTTCATCCCCCTTTATAAGAGACTGTACGGGTCGTCCTCGGACTTCACACATGACTCTTCGGTACCGAAATGGAACTTTGACTGTCAAAATGTTTCCATCGAGCGGAATGTCCAAGTTTTGATTCGATAGAAAGTGCCAGCGTTGAGTATGCATTCGTTCTATAATTTCTGAAACTTTCGAGGGAATTATAAAACGAATATACTTTTTATTGTTAAACTCGTACATAGGTTCATGAACTTTTGTCATGAACTTCATTGGTTTCTATTACGATACAGTAAAACTAAAACTATAAGTAGTACCACCACAAAAAGTACAACTTGGGAGATAACTATGGGTTGGAGTGGTTCTCTCGTGCCGAACTGTTGGTGACACAGGGATCTCGAAACTTCCACTGCCGCCTCTATACTCGAATACGGTGTATTTCTGGGAGACATCATGCCACACATAGCCACCTTTGAACACTTTCCAAAGAATGGAAGTTGTCCATGAAGACTGAGAACGCCAGAAGATTGCGACGTTTCCCATGCTTCACCTCTCCATTCTGCACCCCACCCGATACGAATCTCTTTGGGTTCTGGGAGTTCGAGTTGGCGGAGTACTTCAGCCTTTAACGTTTCTGGGTCAGTCTTGGCGATCTCTTCTGTGATGTCACATATGACACACGAAATAGTTTTACCATTTGAAAGAACGACCGGTTGAAGATTCCATTCGGTCGTAGATGCAATTTCCAGATCTGTTTTTATTTTGATCGGATCTTCATAGTCAAGAAGAACGTTGAGCGCGCCGTATGTACTTTCCCGAACCTTTTTGTCTGCGTCTGGTCCCCAGTTATCACCGAGTAATTTAAGGGCTGGACTGTTGTCGACGCAGAGAAAGAGCATACCATCATCGATGACTGTTCCATCAGAAAACTTGGCCACAAAAGAATCATCCCCGTATTCAACTTCCAAAAGTTCCACGTTAAAGATGAAGTTTGCACCTGCATTCAGAACCGCATCTTCCATCGCGTCACACATGACTTTACCGGAAACCCTCTGTGTGTACGCCTTGGAGAGTGCGACGTGATCAATATTTTTTACAAACTCGTAGGCGGACATCCTGTCCCACGTGACACCATCCATGATGAGTGTCCAGTGTTCGATGATAGGATGTTCTCCCTCTCCGACCGCCTCTTTCACGGAGATACCTTTGTATTTCGTGGGTTGTGCGAGAACACGGGCGAACATGGACAAGACGGTGAGATAGTCTTTTCCCGTGAAGATATTGAAGTAGTCTTCCTTTGAGCGTTCGAACATCGCGTTCCATCCGATTCCCATCTCTGAGAAGAGGGATTGTGTGTTGACGAATGCTTTATCAAAGAGGATGCGGTGTGCGTGAAGATCGCGAACATCTTCTGAGGGTTCCCACCATGAACCACCAGCTGAAACTTTCTTATCGTACACCGTGACGTCGTGTTCACCTGACTTGAGTAATTCCCATGCGAGGGACATACCCGTGGGTCCAGCACCGACGATATGAACTTTCATTCTACTTTTAGCGAACATAATTATATGAGTCCAGTTTTTTCACGTTCTTCGGGGGTCTTGAGAGCGTAGAGACTACCCATGAAAATGAGACTGGAAATAAGTGCCGTCTCCACGTCACTCGTGACGACGAGGGCTATGATGAAAAGAGAAAATAGACGGAACCATCCATGATCAAACATAACCATCACACGGTCTGGAACGTAAATGGCATTATGTGAAAAAATACCCTGGTACATCACCACGAGAGAAAATACGAGAGGCATTCGAAGAACCTTTTCTATTTTACCACTCACAGGATTTAGAAAGTCCATATTATATAGCTTATAGAAAAAAACCTCGGCATGTAATAGGATGTTATGTGTTGCGCAACATGTACCAACAGGGGTTCATAACCGGAAACTGAAAACATGGAAGTTTGCAGGTAAGTTTCTCTGGAAGAATGCCACTGTAAAAAATAAATCCGAACTTGGTCGTTGGACGAAGGAGGAACTCCTCGAACTCGGACCAACCTTTGTAAAATTAGGTCAAATCGCTTCGACGAGAGGGGATCTCTATCCACCAGAATTTACAAAAGAGTTGGAATCATTACAAGATAATGTTCCTCCCGTGGAATTCGATACCACTGTAAAGTATGATATTTTCAAAGAGTTTGACCCTGTACCATTCAAATCGGCGAGTATAGGCCAAGTCCACATGGCTGTACTCCAAACCGGTCAAAAAGTTGTTGTAAAATTAAAACGGCCAGGAATCCTGGATATCATGAAGGAAGATACCGACAACATACGTGACATCGTACAATTCCTGGAACGAGTTGGTATCGACACGGGGAACAGTTCTGGTTCGGTCCTCGATGAGTCCATCGAGTACCTCTTGGGTGAAGCGGATTACCAACAGGAGATTGATAATGCCATAAAGTTTCGAAAAAGTATGAAAGATGTTGATTGGGTAAAGGTTCCGAAGGTGTACAAAAAATATTCCAACGATGAGATGATCGTCATGGAATATGTACCGTCGACAAAGTTGACAGAGATCACAGATCCCAAAGTAAACAAGAAGAAGATTTGTGAAGCTCTGATTAACTCCTATGTTATTCAAACTATGGATAATGGTCTTTTCCACGCTGACCCACACCCCGGGAACTTGGGATTTTCGTCAAAGGGGAAACTTGTATTTTATGATTTTGGGCTACTTGTGCCATTATCGGAAGAATTGAGAGATGGATTCACAAAATTGTTTGGTTTCATAATTATGCGAGACACGGCTGGTATAGTTGATACGCTCGTCAAGTTGGGTGTGATCGTTCCAACTTCTTCTGATGTTTCAGACATCGAACTCTTCTTTGAAACTATTTTGGGATACTTGGAAACTCTGGATGGTTCCGGAATCGTGAACGATGATCTCGCCGCACAACTCGCTGTTGAGAAACCGTTCGTAGTTCCCAGTAGTTTTGTGTACCTCGCCAAAGCCTTTTCGACGATCGAAGGTATTTGTCTCAAACTGGATCCAGACTTTAACTATTTCACATATCTGGAACCACTCATCCAACAACAGATCATAGAATCCGTGGATGTTGGTGACATATTCATGAAGACAACAGAAATACCCGGAACAATCAGCAAGATAAATACAGCCGTGTCAGGTCTTCAAAAGTCGAGAGGGTCCATGAAACGTTCGATGGTCAAAACACAACAGGAAATTAAGCTCGTCCAGTACAGCGTGGTGTGCGCTCTATTGGCTGAGAAGTTTGGGGACAATCCACCCCTGGCGATGTTTTTTGTTTTGTGTACGTTGTGGCTTACTTTTCGTAAAAGTCGATAGACTTCTTACCACTCTTCTTGGGCTTGTCATCCTTCTTGATCAGTTTATTGTGCTCCTCGAAGTACCCCTTCAAACGACGCTGTTCATCACGGAAAATATCAGAGAACTTCTCTTTGATCTTACCCACGTCGGCGTCGCGTTCCTTCTGGATCTTCTTACTCAGCCTCTTGAATCCCTTGTTCTTCTTCTCAGCGGCGAACACAGTAAAAGTGTTTGTAATGGCGAGCATTTACTTTGTGTTGACATTTAATTTTAAGCGCTTCACTTTCTCCTCAAACTCTCTCCGTTCCCCTGGTGAATCGATTGGCGTCCCATTCGCGATCGCTTCAATTTCAGGTCCCGTGAGTTGCATAGCGTTGACCCTGAAGTCCATGAATGCATCCATCGTGATGGGGACGAGGGGTTGTACTAATTTGAAGATGGCGTTGGCGTAGTCTCGAATCTCCTTTTGGGCGTGGTCATCCATTCTCAAACGTAAAAAGTGCATGAGGTTGTGGAGGTCCATCTTCCACACGAAGGATGTATAGGTCGATTGGGGGAGGATACCCCGCGCTTGTTCCCTACATACACCCTTCTCGAGTAAACGTTGGTACGTCCTGAAAGCGTTCTTCTGTTGAATGGAGATGATGTCGTTGAGTTCATCACCGAGTTCTATGACACCTTCAGACCCCTGATGATTTACCTCAGATTGACCCCTGTAAAACTCTGGTTCGTAATACTCTTCATCGACGATAGAGTACCGCGCGGACATTTCGTTCACAGAGGCGGTTCGATGCCGAAGCCACTGACGGGCAATATAAATGGGTGCCTTGATACGAAACTTGAAGGACACCAACTCAAAGGGGCTGGTGTGTGCATGTCGAAGGAGATACCTAATGAGCCCGCGGTCACCACGTGTCGTCTTCGTACCGGTTTGATAACTGACACGCGCACCATCTACGATAGCTTTGTCCAGATTTTCTTGGGGCATGTGCTCTACGAGTTCTACGAATCCATGATCCAAAACTTTTTCCATTATAACAATCTATCCGTTCTAATCTTTAATAATCACAACTTTCATCCATTGGGACTTCTCCACAAAAGTCGTACAACTCATAAAGTTTCTCTTGTGACTTTTCAATCTCAACTGTAGTATTATTCATGATGTCGATTGCATCATCGATGAGATCCAAAAATGAATCAAGTTGATCGATTGCGACACGATGATGTTTCCTATTCGTTTTTGAAGAATGCGCTGCAGCCCTAAGATGTTTATTACTCTTGATGATCTTGTCGATGTTGGGCTTTTGGGGAGTAGCGGACATTCGAATGGTGAGACTCATTTTTCTATTTTATTTCTCTAATCAATTCACTTAGGTCCCTGTAGTACCTTTTAAGATCTTTCATGAATCTTTTGTTATTCTCAAGAACTTCACATTCAGGTTTATTCAAATAAATCCACGCTAAATTACACTTGGAATACTTGGTAGCTTTTTGGTTTTCATTCGGTCGACGCGCCACCAACTTTGTGGTCTTTTTCTTTTTAGATGCCGGTGTGACCTCAACCCTGTTGACGAAAGAGAGTGCCTGCATGACAGTATCTGCGAGGTCATCTTTCTTTTTGGACTTGATAAAGGTGTCTATCCAGTGTGCATTCGTGGGTCCATTCCGAATAAACGCTTCACACCTCTCTATGGAAACCTTCTTTCTCTTATTGTATTGCGCTTTACCAGGTCCGGCGACATCTGGAATCTTGTGTCGAGCATCGTAGAGAATAGTTTCAGCTTTGGGACACCTGATAATGAAGTATGCATGGAGGAAGTGCATGACACTCACCATCTTCTTATTCCGATCGGGTTGTTTCTCGATGAGAATCGTGTCCGCTGTGAGAACCCATGGTCGAGTGTCGAGATGGTCTCGCATGGCGATGTAGACACCGTCCGCGTGTTGTGGTGGAATCCCATCTACATCCCATTCGCGAACGAGGTTACCACTTTTTTCATCCAGGAGACACATCGCCAAATTCCTTATACCGACATCAATACTTAATATCATTAATATAAAGGACAGACACCTCTTTAAGTCAGGATGAAGTGTATCGCACATCGTGGATATTCCCTCAAATACAGAGACAACAGTATCGAAGCTATTCGAGAAGCGATTCATAGAGACTATGATGGAGTAGAGATTGATGTACAATTATGTGGAACGGGAGAAATTGTCCTCCACCATGATGTGTATCTCGGTGATCATTTCATCGGAGACACGACACTCGAACATTTGAGGGAGAAGGGGGTGTGCACTTTGAGAGATGTGTACGATCAAGTTCCAGAAGTTAGGAAAACACTTCTCATCATCGACATAAAAGCAAATAATTACCATATCATCAAAGCACTCTCCACATTTTACGAAAAAGAACCGACCCGAAACGTATTCTTCTGTAGTTTCAATCGTAAATTGGTACACAGTCTTCCGCGAGAGTTTCAAAGGGGTTCAACGTTCGAGACGACGTTTAGTGACGACGAGTACGACATGATCACCCGAGGTCTCTCTGCAGTCGTCCTTCACTGGACATGTTTGGATCATCACTTCATATCTTACTGTAAAATGAAAGATATCAAGGTGTTTACATACACACACAAAGAGGACAAAGAACTCGAGTACATGTATAGGTACGGAGTGGATGGAATAATCACGAACGGATTTTAATTACATGATCATGAAGATGGCGATGAGGAAGATGATACATGAGCAACAGATACAAATGTACAGACCAAAGTTGGTGAAGAAAGAAATCAATTGATCGATAATATTAAGACCACCACCCGCGGCATCACGCGCGGTCTTAGCCGCCTTTTGGGCACCTTCGACCGCCGCCTGAACAGCTGCGATAGGATTGGATTCTCCTGTGAGAATCATGAGTGCGGCAATACCCGCGGCACCCTTGAGACCGAGTTTCGCGAGATCATCCTTCTTCGTCTTGGCGGCATCTTGTACATTCTTCTGATTGGCCAAGTTCTCAGCCTCGGGGGTTGGTGAATCCTGAAGTGCCTTGGCGTTTTTGGGTAGTTCAGTCTTTTGTAAATCGGCGTCAGTGATGGTGCGCACGGTTCCACGACTACCAGCGGCATCGGCAGAGCCACGACCGACAGCACCGACGTTCACACCACTGGCGGCATCGGCAGCTCCACGGCCGCCACGTCCAATAAGGTTTCCTACCCAGTCGAAACGACCCATCGTTT